ATTTAACAAAACGTTGTCAATACGTAAATTGACGGATACTGTAGCTGCAACAGTGACAAATGCGGCAAATGTTGTTGATGTGCACTGTAATTGCATTTTCAAAACATTTATCTTTAAATCTCAATCTGGGAATCCTGCTGTTGATACAGTAGGTGCGCCAGAGGCTCTTAAAAGTGAGATTACAACCTTTGCAGATGAAGACGCAGGTTGGAAAACAGAAATTAAGAGCGCCTATGATGCTACTATGTCTATTGGTGATAATAATGATTCCGATTTAGGATCATTTCTCCAACGACCGATTCGAGCTGCAACTTATCAGTGGGCTATTGGTACTCCCTTATTTGAACAATTTAATCCTTGGACTACATTCTTAACCAATAAGTATGTTAAGGATAAAATTTCTAATTATGAACTTTTGCGTATGAAATTACACGTTAAAGTGGTTATTAGTGGAACACCATTCCACTATGGCCGTGCCATGGTTAGTTATAATCCTCTAAATGGGTATGATCAAGTAACGGTTACACGAAATTTCTTAGATATAGATCTAATTCAAGCATCACAAAGACCCCATTTTTATCTAAATCCTGCCATGAACACTGGTGGTGAAATGGATATCCCCTTTTTCTTCCGTGAAAATTACATGTCATTGAGTAAAAACGATGCTGCCGATATGGGAGAAATTACATTGAAATCATTTGGTAATCTATCTCATACTGATACTGGCAATCCTGTTGGTATTACTGTATATTTGTGGGCAACTGATGTTGTACTTACTATGCCAACATCGCTTACTTCACAATCTGGTAAAGCTATTAATGGAGGAAAGGATGAATATGGACAAGGTATTATTTCGAAACCTGCTCAAGCTGTTGCGAAAGCAGCTGGAGCTTTAGAAAATATACCAATTATAGGACCTTATGCTAGAGCAACTAATATGGTTGCTGGAAGTGTTGCTAATTTAGCGGCCAATTTTGGTTATTCAAGACCTAGTGTTATCACTGATCAAATATTGAATAAACCTATGGCTTGCGGAAATTTAGCTAATGTTGATTGTGCTGACGCAGTTCAGAAATTAACACTTGATTCTAAAGCTGAGGTGACAATTGACCCTAGAGTAACAGGTTTAGGAGGCGAAGATGAAATGTCTCTTAAATCCATTGCGATGAAGGAATCTTATTTAACTACGTTTACTTGGGCTGCATCAGATGCTCCCGATGACATGTTATTTAATTCCTATGTTACACCAACATTACATGCTACTCAGGGATTGGAAGTGCATATGACGCCTATGTGTCTAATTGCACAATATTTCCAACATTGGCAAGGATCTCTTAAATTTAGATTTCAGGTTGTCAAATCTCAATATCATAAGGGTAGATTATTGATCCGCTATGATCCCAGATCACATGAAGCTGCAGTTGATTATAACACTTGTTATTCTCGTGTTATTGATATCGCAGAAGCTGATGATTTTGAAATTATAGTTGGATGGGGACAAAATGTGCCTTGGTTAGATTGTCGAAATGTCACTCTAGCTGAGCCATTTAGTGATTCCATTAGACTAACTGTTGATAGTCTTAACCAACATAATGGAGTCTTGGAAGTTAATGTTCTAAATGACTTGGTTTCTCCGTCTGCTGGAGCTGATATTACTGTTAATGTCTTTGTTTCTGCTTGTGATGACATGAAATGGGCTGGTCAACAGTTCGATTCTGTTAATGAGCTTCATTTGTTTTCTCAATCTGGAACTGAAAATGAAGTAGATGATCCTTTGGGAGCACAAACTTTGGATATTATTGGCTCTAAAACGCCAGTAGTTGATGAAACTATGAATGTGTTTTTCGGGGATTCACCAACCTCATTGAGAGAATTGTTCAAGAGATATTCATGTGTAAGAACATGGTTCTCGCCTGGACATGCTACTTCACACCGTATTGCGAAACTATCGAACAAAGATTTACCATTTCATTCTGGTTACGATGTTCAGGGACCAGATACTGATAGTGTTGCAGCAGCTTGTACTATTTCAAATACACATCCAATTTCCCTCTTTTCGCCTTGCTATGCAGGTTATAGAGGAGGAATGCGGAGAAAATATTTATTTAATGGGAATAATAGAAGTTGCCCTGTTGTCACACGTATGGGATATACACCATTAGGAGTTACAGGAGTTATAAGCACTACAGACGCAGCATCTCTATCTACAGAATTTTTATCTAAGAATAGTACTGCTGAATCTATGAATGGTTCTGCAGCTACTGCCTTGATGGTAAATAGTGGTATAGAAGTGGAATTACCATTTTACAATGCTGGGCGTATCGGTTATTCTAGGATAATTGGTGCTCAGGATTTGAATTGTAATTCACACGTTGTGCAAACAGTTCAATTGCCTAATCAAGATATTTATTATCAAGAATGGGTAGCTGCGGCAGAAGATTTCTCCTTGTATTTCTTCACAGGTGTGCCGATCATGTATATTTATGATATTACAATATAAACACCAAATCAAAGTTTTTAAATTCTCTTCTTTGATTTGTATTAAATTTATTTAATTGAGAATAATCAAACATGCTTAAACAATAGTATGTTAATCATTAGGGTGGCCCTAATGTGTGGTAGTTTAATAGCTATCATGGGGTGGATACCCTCTTATCGTTCTGATTGAACTTGTAGAGGTATCCCCTTTACAAGATGTAGGTCACAACTTTAAGAGTCAGTACCGCCTCGCTCGTACTCTCTGCCAACCAGTGTTAATCTATGTAGATTCACTGAATTGCAGGGGTATTTAAC